TCAATCAATAGATTTATAGTGCCGGTGGTTAAAGAGGAGAGAACCTTAAAGACAGTTTTAAACTATTGGTCAACCTATTCTCAACTAGGAAAATTCTGTGTAGGAAATGGATATCTTATGGAGAATTTATTTGCTGCTACCAAGCCAAAGCAAGGCGGAAAATTATCTAACGAAAAAACAAATTTAGATCACCTCAACAAAGAAACAATTAATAAGATTATAGATCAGTTACCGATTAGTGATAGGCACTACAAAAGATGCAATTGGAAGCTAGCCGTAATGTTTGCATCGCAGTCCGGATTGCGCCAAGGAGAGCAGAGAGCAGTCACATGGAATGACGTTGAATTTGAGTCGAAAATTATCGACGTTCATAAGTCGGTGGATCGTTATGGAAATGTTGGTGAAACAAAAACCAAAGCCGGCAAAAGAAAGTTTAAACTTAATCCGTCGCTTGTCAAAGCAGTTCAAGAAGAGTACATACGGCAGGGCAGACCAAACAAATCTGACTACATATTTATGAGCTCGCATGAGGGCGAAATTCATCCAAACCAATTCATTAAAATTATTCGTCGGGCATGTAAGGCTGCCGGAGTACCGCCTATCCGATGGCATGATCTGCGCCATTACTACGGTTCAGTATTACTCGAAACGTATTCATCGACTCCTGGTGGAGAATGGAGAATTACGCGCAACATGGGTCACACTGATATCAGAGTAACGTCATCAATTTACGGGCACGTTATTAATAGGCATGTCAATGATAAGCAGGATGACGACACTCAGGATAGAGCGTTTAATTAATTTAAGTTCGCTCCCAAACGCTTGAGTTCTTCCTTGGATATGTAAGTTTTTTTTCCTGCCTTGTGAATTTCAATATTCCCGTGCTCAACAATGCGGCGAAATCTCATGTACGCCGCCCTCTCAGATAATTCGGGAAATATAATTACACTAGCCTCCGACATGGAGTACATAATCTTAGAAGTTTGGTCGCTCGTAATTTCCACTATCTTCATCCTGATTCTCCAAAGCTGCCATCTTAAAATCCTGGGGTACGTCGAGAAACATCAACGGTCTTTCGATCACCGGCCACGTTTCACCGTCCGCAGATTTCTCCTTAATACTTATTCCCAATTGTAACTGCTGATTGAAACCTAGCTTTACGGCGAGCTCTCTCAAGCGAATTACAATCTCTGCAATGGCGGCCTTTTGTTCGGCGGTCTGTGGCTCACGACGATTAGTATTGTCATCCCACTTTGTTTGTAATTGAAGCCACGCGGCGATGTGATAATCAACGTCTCTTTTCAATCCTTGGTTTAGTCTAAACTTTCCGTTTGAGAAATGTGGTCGGTTGCCTATGGCACTACTTATTGGTTTCATCATTTTCTTAATTGCTCCTCTTTCACTTCATAAAATTTTGATATTTCTTCGGCAAGTTTAGGAAACTTATTTTTAATTTTTACATATCCTGATTGCTGTTGCCGAAATATAGCTGCTAGTTGTGGTAGTGATTTTGCCTTATCAAATTCTTTATAAAGAAAATCATTGGCCCACCGTCGCAACTCCTTTTCACTGCCTGATTGTGCGTCCTCACTATCTCTAATAAAGTCGCTATCATCCCGTAAGGTTTCTGTTATCTCTGCCTCTTCCGGATCTTCTTTAGGTGGATCCTTTGGTGTTTTTTTTTGCTCCTCAATATTCTTTTCTTTATTTTTAATATTCGACATTTCAAATTCGCTGGCAAATTCACCGCCATGTAATCCGAGTGTGGCCAAAGCTCTGCCAATCGATGAAGTCTCTCCGTTCTCTATAGCGGACGTTCTATTGACCTTACTGCTCCCTCTAATTTCTTCGGCAGTGCCGGTTGCTATTGGTCGTTCTCCACCTGGAGCAAAGATCTCGGCATAAACGACAACACGTTCTTTATCATCAACCTTAACTTTTGTGACGATGCTATAATCAGGGAAGTGCTTTCTAAACACCTCGACACGTTGCGATACCTGAGTGTATTTTTTACCGCCGTGCATTGCCACGCCATGCGATGCGTTCATCTGGTTTATTTCTTCCATTGCAGCTTTTAGCTGATCTTTCATTTTAATGTCTCCCTTGCTATTCGCATTACTTCGGGGTGAAATCCCCAACTCAAATCCCTAGACCACTCCGGCATAAGCATTTTAAATAGATGCTCCTGATCCTTGGCAGCCTTTAGTATTTCCTCTACGGCTCTATTCTCTCTTGCCATTTCCTCAACAACACCTTCCAGATAATCGTCTCTCAGTTCCGGCGTATCCTCTGGAGTAAAGACTTTGTAGTTTGTTTGATTGGCATAAACTAAAAATGGTGGTAATCCGCCATTGAGTTTCCAAAAGCCGGCAACTTGTCGGAGATTACCTTTGTAAAATTTATCTGTTAAAGACTTAGGCAGGCTCGATTGCGTTTTGTTTGTAAATTCTCGCGGCTTATTTGGATTCTCTGGATCTATCTTTTCTTTCTTTAATGTAGGCCACTGCGTTTTCAGATCTCCGCGCCGTGCATAGTCCGGTCGTGTCTGATAGGGTAGCTCATTGCCTGGAAACCTACCTTCATAAATTGTCTCGCCAATATATTTGTTTTCGCGTGCCATTGCCTCCCTTAATCCGAGGACGGCGTGCTCAATTACCTTGCCAATTATGGTTTCAAAGTAACCAATCAGCAATTCGTCCTCTTCAGCACACTTTTTCCCAAAAAAAGTACGAGGTTGGAAAAATAGACCCTCAGATTTGGCCGTAGAGATGGCTTCCTCAAGTTTTATAGGCTCTTTATCATCAATACCTAACACGCTGTCAGCGGCCGTTTGAACGGCAATACCGGCGGTCATCCGAGGTTGCATAGAAAGTCGTGTATCTAAGAGGGTAAATCTTTGTCTTGCTGCCTCTTTTTCCTCTATGCTTGATGATTCATCCTTAATCACCTCCATTAATTTATTTTGCATGGGTCGGAGAACAGCTTTCTCAAAAATCTTTTGGCTTGGTGGTGAGTAATTGAAATTACTATGGTGATAGTAATTAAATCTCAACGCATAATCGGGAGTCAGTTCTGGTAGCGGCATCTATTATCAATCCTTTTGGTGTGTGCCACTCACTTTTGGCATAAAGGAAGAGCGACACACATTATTTGATAACAGATATTGTTATGTTGCGTCAACAACTAAATCAAGGTATTGACCGAAATCTCAATCTAATGATCTTTTACAATCTCAAATCCCCAGGATTCCGGATCGTAAAGCATCATGCCAGCTGGTGTTGCCCATTCAAGCTCGACTTTGTTGTAATTCTTTTGCAATGGTTCGTTATCGTCGAGAGTTTTGGGATAGGTCACACTTTTATTTCCCTGGTAACTGCTCACTATCGCGGTCATGCGCCTAATGGTATAGGTTTCAAAGTCTGAGTTCTCAAACGGATATCCCAAAATTATTGGACTACCATCTAAATTAAGTCTTTTTGAGTTTTTAATTTTGCAGATACTAGGTTGACCAATACATTGCTCGTGAACATATTTTTTCTCAAACGGTTTTTTATTAACAATACAGATGGCATTTTTCTTTTTTGCAAACCACTTTGGCACAAAATAAGCGCCGTGATTCTCAGTAAAGTTAAAAGGACCAGCTAGATAAACACGTTTTGATTCGTCCTCGCCATACATGTGCAGCACTCCGTCATTCGTCATTTCTCCCATGATAGGACACATGCTGCGTTTAAAGAGTATTTCTTCGGCTGTGCAGTTTAAAATTTTTGAGTATTTAATAGCATCATCAATACTTATATTTTGTCTGCCGTTTAAATGTCTTGATACAGTTTCGGGTCGAAATCCCATCTGTTTAGCAATCTCAACACCGGAGAGGTTAGCTTTTCTTGCTAAGTTTTTAAGGTTTGATACGCTTTGTACTTCTGACATATTGTCTATTTCTAGTCCATTTGAGTTACAGTTAAATGGGGTTCCGTTCATAACGACCTCCTTTTCTTGGAGATCCGGTAGGTTGGTTTACCCAAATCTTTTTGCCTATTTTGTTAAAAAGAAATAACTTTAATCCTCTCGTTCCTTTTGCGTTGAATATAACAAACATCATATTTCCTCCTATCAAGTAATGTCAATCATATTGGTAACAGAAAGTGTTACATTGATAACCACAGTACAGACCTTTATTTATAAGTCAAATAAAATTGCATTTATAAATAAAATATATTGCAATCTGCATATTATAACTTAATCTGTTAAATCAATAACATTGACCCAAAGGTTGATTGCATTGTTGATTTGATTATTGATAGGTGATTTATGAAATTAGAAGATTGGCGCTTAGAAAGAGGCTTAACGTATAAGCAATTAGCTGAAAAACTTGATGCTCCCGGCGCCGGTGTTGTTCATAGATGGTGTTTGCATCCACGTCATCCAGGATATGCGAGGCACGTTAGACCTAGCCAGGAATATATGCGCCGGATCAAGATTGCTACTGATGGCGCTGTACAGCCTAACGATTTCTTTATGGACGACGTATGATCCCATTTCCTAACAAGAAATATAATATTATTTATGCTGATCCTCCTTGGTCTTATAAAGAAGATTGGGGTAATGGTGCTGTACATCATCATTATAAAACAATGAATATAAAAGATATTAAATCTTTGCCAGTACAAGAAATATCAGATGATAATTGTCATTTATATTTATGGTACACAAATTCTCATGTAAGAGAAGCACATAAAATATGTGATGCTTGGGGATTTAATTACAAACAAACATTAAGTTGGGTCAAACAATATTCTAATTTACAATTAGAAATGGGTCTTGGTTATTATTTTCGAGGTTGTACAGAACATATTTTGTTTGCAGTTAAAGGAAAATTACCTCGAATTAGAAAAGATTTAAAAAATTTAATAGCCACAGATGGACAAGCTATATTTGAAGTTAACTCAAGAAAACATAGCGAAAAACCACAAGCTTTCAGAAATTTAATTGTTGATCATAGTGGTAATCTACCACGCATTGAATTGTTTGCACGACAAAAAACAGATGGTTGGGATGTGTGGGGTAACGAGGTATGACAGAGGCGCAGCTACAAAACCTTGTTGCTGATTATCTGCGTGTGGCATTACCGGACGGATCTGTGTTTCACCATTCCCCAAATGAAGGGAAATCGCATGTTGCTCACCGTGTAAAGTTAAAGAAAGCAGGGATGCGTACCGGTTGGCCTGATCTTGAAATTTTTTGTCCTGATACAAAACCAATTTTTATTGAGCTCAAAGTAGGGCGTAACCGTGTCACACCAGAACAAAACAAAACGCTCAACAACTTAGCATCATTGGGATGTGTAACGGCCGTGTGCAAATCGCTTGATGAAGTACGGAAGGCTATCGGCACGTTTGTCAAATTAAAAGAAAAAGGAGGAGTGAATGGAAAATTTTGAAATAGCGAGAGAGTATTTTCAATACAGAATAGAGCAGGGGTGGGGTTTGTTAAGGATTGCACAGGAGCACGGTATTCCGGCGCCATATAGCAGTTGTTATTCTGAACCCCATATTATCGATTGGTTAGCGAGGTATTATGAGCAAATCAGACATTGATAAAAACTTCACGGGTAGGTTTGGCCGCTTGTTAGCGTGGCGTAACGCTAATTTTTGGCAGCGTTTGTTTATGCAGTTAGTCAGAGGTAGGCGATGTTAAAAGCAGATGGCTTTGACAAGGCGTTTGTCGGTGTAGCATATCGGTGTGGGTGTGAGGATATCATTGCCTATGATTACGATAGGTGCATTGGTATTTTGTGTGAGCGCGACAACATGGATATCGAGGAAGCAAAAGAGTATTTTGAATACAATGTTTTAGGTGCATGGGTAGGCGATAAGACACCAATATTTATAAAGCGAATGAGATTAAAAGATTTAGAGGAGGAAATATATTGACATATGAAAAAATGTTTGTACCCTCAGTAGTTACACGTCCGCCGGAGCTACACGTTACATGTAACTACATGAAACTTCATGTAACTACATGTACTTCATATATCTACAACTACATGTAGCTACATGAGTCACATAGAAACCGAAATTCCATACGACGTTGAGTATCTTGATTCGCTTTTTCTCAGCGCTTGTCTGACTGAACGCAGCTTACCGCCTGCTATTGTCAAACGTAAGCTTGCATCATGGCCTGAGTATGCGAACACATGGACGGCGTATAATTCAGCGGCCTTTTCAGTTAAGCCGCCAAGAGCATCTCCGAAGGATATCACCATGTATGAATTTGCAATTGATCTCGGTTTGAAATATGCAAACGAAACACAACGGCGTTTGATATGGGCGGTTAATCATTCGGCTATTCTTCGTAATGGCTACAAGCGTGAACGTGGGCCCAATTGGGAAAAGTTAGCTCGTATTCGAGGTAAGATATCGCCAAGAGCTCTAAAGCGATTGTATATGGATGCGCTTGTCACTATGGCTTATCGGATTAAGGTTAATCAAAGAGGTACGACGTTTGCCGGCGGCGTATTATCGTCGTGAACTCTATCGTCAATCTGCAAATCTATTTCGTGATAGCTGCAATAGCCTATAACCGCGTACATTTCTTTGCTAGGTGCATAGTTTTCAGCAATAGTTACTTTCGGTTTGTCAAAGCTATTATCGTAAGTCAACCAATAGTGTGCTTCGGTTTTCTGCGACCATGAGAGCATGTGTCCTTCGCCGTTTAAACCTTCTTCTGCAAGACATGTTATCTCGCCTGCTATTTCAGACAAAAAGCTAACATGAAATAAGTCTATATTTTTCATTGTAATTTCTCCACGCTTGTTAGTGTAGGGTTTGGGTTGTTATGTTGTCAACTTTCCTCCTCGCTTTAAAAATTCTGATCTGATTTCGCTTTCCTCACATAAGTAAATGGTTCGTTGCATATCGTCATTTCCACAATGAGGACATGTAGAAATTAATTTTTCATATTCACCAAAAACTTCAGAGCAAACTAAACACTCAACTACTTCTGAATAATTAATCATTGTCTTTACTCCTTATATTTTCACTACCACAACTTGAACAAACCTCTTTCATTTTACTTAGTTCTTGCCAACTGTAACTCTTTTCACTGTCAAACTCTTTCAATAGTGTTCCTTCATCACTTCCACAATCTAAGCACAATTCAGTCATCCTCTTCTCCTATAGATCTTTTAATAAGTGTATCCAAACCAGACCCACAAACAGTTATAAACAAACCATTGATTAATGCTTTTGTGTCTTCTGTTAAACCATCGGATTCGCTTAAAAATCTTTTTGCTAATTGATTAATATCTTTGATAGCGTGTGAGTCATCAGGATCTTGAACAGCAGTATGAAATTCATCCCACAAATCTTGATCCCAATGATCGTTATCAATCTTTTGTAAAAACTTTTCTGATCGTTCTATCTTGTCAGGTTTAACGCTTATCATCGTGTACCTCCGTAATGTTTTCTAATGTCCAATCGTGTCCGTCATCTGTCTTCTCCCAATCGGCCTCTGCTAATTCATCACCACGCGCTATTGACCACGCTTCATCTTGGCTGTCTGCTTCGATAATAGCGGTATATCCGACATCCATTGTTGCCGTTACTTTGTATTTAGGCATCGGTCTGACTCCTTATTTAAAACATTTTCCAAAATCTCTTCGACATCATCACAAATTTGACAAAATTGTTGGTCAAATTCTGGCAAACGATTTCCGTCTTTGTCATGTGTCTTTCTGGTGCTATCGCCAATCAGTCTCTTTTCAACATAAGCGGCTAATTCACTGTATAAAAAAACATAGTCCTCGTCTGGTAGAATATGTTTCCATCCGTTCTTACTAGTTCTAGTGCTCAATTCAGTCATTGTCGTAACTCCTTATTAATTCTATCTAATAATTTTTCGATATTATCGGAGTCGCCTATCTCTTGAATGGTATCTTCAGAACAATTTAATTCCTCAGCAATCCACTCCTCTTCCTGCTTTTTCCAATCGGGAATATCTTTTTCTGTACCAAAAGTTTTGGTAACTCCTCCATCTGCAAAAACAGTTCGCATAAAAATTTTAGTCATTGTTTTACACTCCATAAAATTTTATCGATCTTATTTGTCATTGCCTTCTCCTTTCAAAATTTCTCGTTCCCATAAATCTTCGTAATACAAATATGTGAAGTCGTCGTCGTTCTCTCTGGCTCTCTCTTGATCTGGGTGTGTTTTGTTATCAAAAAACAATTGGTCAAGGTGATCTAACAATACCTCATCCATTTGTTCGCGTGATGGCTTAGAGCTAAATACAACCATGTCGTCCTCGTATCCGCTTTCCCTGAATTTAAATACCCATACTTTATTCATTTTCTGACTCCTTATTTTCAATATATTCATTCATTTGTTCACGCTCTTTGATATCTATGAACCAAATGAAAATTAAGATTAGTAAGAAGCCTATTGAAAGGCCTCCCACTACTGAAACAATCGCTTGAAATTCGGTCATTAGTCGCACTCCATTTCATTAATAGTTTCTTCTAATGCGAACCAAGATAAAGCGTTTAATATCTGAGTTTCGACTCCGTCGTTTCGTGTTGCTTCGTCAACCTTGTTATGTATGACGTCGGCCACCTCATGACTCAAGCAGTTGTCTTTTAAACCATTAAAATTTGCGACCATTTGAAAAGGACACTCGCCGAGCTCTCCGGCCATGTCCTTAATTGCGGCGTATATGTCGTTCATATTATCACGAGCAAATTTGATCGTTTCATAGTAGTAGATAAAGCCACCGACTCCGCCACTAGCTCCGCAGTTTCTTATTGTATCTTTTGCATAATCAATTGACTCCTGGTCGCCGCCTAATTGGTCAATTACTGCTTTTTTTAATGTATCGTTTATCATTATTGACTCCTTGTGTCGCAGTCATGCGGTACTTTCTCAAACATGACTGTGTTAAAAGATGTGTTTATTATTCTGTAGTCTGGGTTGTTGTGGTACTTCTCGGCCGCTTTTAATCCGATCTCGCTATTAATCGCGATTGTGACGTAATGCGGAGAAATGCCGAAGTAAGACAAGTTTGTGGTTTCTTTTGTCATTGTTGTTTTCCTTTATGCCATTAAAAGATTGACTTTAACTATTGATTGATTCGGTCAAGGAGTCAAGCGTAAAATAACAAGATGTGTTACGAGTATATGAAATAAAATTGATTCATGCAGTTTTATTGATTGCATGGTTGCACGAAATGTTGTACGCTTTGCGATATAATTGGCAAGATATTGCGTTGATCTACTGCCTAGATTGATTCACTGCTTTAAGATGCAATATGTTGTTGGTTGTAATTTCTTCAATACACTTGACGCGGTCACTACTCCACTGGTGGCCGTGTCTCTTTGTTGTTGGATGTAGTTGTCATATGTCTGAGACTGCGACCAATCGCACGCGCGAAGAAATATAATTTGTAGAATTGGCACTGACTTGGCACTGAGCCGCTGAAACAGTAATAAATATTGGAATAGGTGACGGGTACATTCCCCGATAGCAGTTAATTTTGTGGCATATCCGCGACCCTACCCCCCAAATTGCTGGCCGTCGCGCGGAGTCTATGTATGTCCCATCCAAAACACACACACTGTCACGGAGGACGCATGGGTAAACGAAGTGACTTCCCTCGTATCGAGCGAGACTTCTACCCTACGCCGATAGAGGCAGTGAAGCCATTGTTGCTTCATTTGCAGGAACCGTCGGTAACGACGTTTTGCGAGCCGTGTGCAGGCAATGGGCAGCTGAAGGATATCTTGGAGCTATCAGGGTTGTTCTGCCAGTATGCGAGCGATATAGAGCCGCGTAGAGGCGATTTAGAGAAGGTGGATGCGCTAGAGTTAGATGAGATGAAGATATTGGAGTGTGATGCGATTATTACCAATCCGCCGTGGAAACGCGAGATATTGCATCCGATGATTGAATACTTCATTTCTCTCAAACCAACGTGGTTGCTTTTTGATGCTGATTGGATGCACACCAGGCAATCGTCGGAGTTAATACAGTTTTGTCGGAAGATAGTATCGGTGGGTCGTGTCAAGTGGATACCGGACAGTAAGCACACCGGAAAGGATAATGTATGTTGGTATTTCTTTAACAAGTATCAGCAGACGAGAAACGCAAGGTTTATAGGTAGGATATGAGTAGATTGATGAGCATAGAGCTTATGGAGGATATTTGCGATAAGCTGGTAGAGGGTCATTCTATGCGCCAGATAGCGAAGATGAAGGGTTATCCCAGTGATGACACGGTGTTTCGTTATGTTCAGAAGAATGAAGAGGCGTATGACATGTATATTCGTGCCAAGGCTATTCAGGGCGAGAGAATACAGGATCAGATAGATGAGATTATGAATAGTCCTCTCCCAACAGATCCGAAGCACATGATGGCGGAAGTCCAGATGCGGCGCTTAAAGGTGGATACCTTACAGAAGAGGCAGACGCAGTTACAGCCGAAGGGTATTAGGAATAAGACGGAGGACGTTGCCGGTCAGGGCGTACAGGGTACGATTACATTATCCTGGGAAAAGGGTGATGTTGAGGTTAAAGCCGGATGAAGACAGTCATTTTTATCCTTGTGATTATGGAGGGTACGGAGGTTGTTGATGAGGTAGAGATCGGCAGTTATCAGAATTGCTCCTGGAACATGGAACAGATTAACAGAGCGAACACGGGTAGAGATTACTCTGCTTTTTGCAGACCCTGGATTAATGGAAGAGATGAAAAATGACTGCCAGCGTTTTAGTAACATTTCATTTATTTCTCATTCTGCTGCCGGATATTGAGAAGGAAGAATACGTTATTCACAGACTGAAGTTTGAAACGCAGGAGAGTTGCTTGTATTTCGCTGAGAGATTGGGTCAGGTAAGAGATCCCATAGCGCGGAAGAAGCAATGCAGACCGGTTACGAATTACTTATATCCGGAGGAGTTTTTATGAAGAAAATTGAAGAATTAGTGCCGTATGATGTTGTCAACAGTCCAAAGCATTACACGCAGTCAAAAGTAGAGTGCATAGATGCTATTGAGGAAATGCTGGGCGATGGGTTCGGATCGTACTGTAGAGGCGCGATAATGAAGTATATATGGCGATATCAGGATAAGAATGGTGTCGAGGATCTTAAAAAGGCGGAGTGGTATTTAAAAGCACTGATTGAATTTGAAAATTCTAGGAAAGACGGCTGAATGGTTCCGCAAGCAACAGGAGAACAAGCAGTATCATAGGGATTTTACACTGCGTTACTTTAGGCAAGAATTAGAGAAATATGGATATAAAGATACCATACGCGCCAAGAAAGGTGCAGCAGGAGCTCCACGATCAGCTGGACAAGCACCGGTGGGCGGTAGTGGTAATGCACCGACGGGCCGGAAAGACGGTGATGGCGATCAATCATCTTCTTAGAGAGGCGATATTGTGTGATAAAAAAAGTCCACGATATGCCTATATAGCACCGACATACCGTCAGGCAAAGCAGGTAGCATGGGATTATCTTAAACAATTCGCGGTAAATATACCGATGGCACGGTTTCACGAGACGGAATTGCGTTGTGATTTACCGAATGGCGCTAGAATACAGCTATTGGGGTCAGAAAATCCGGCGTCGCTGAGAGGCATTTATTTAGATATGGCCGTTTTGGACGAAATGGCGGATATGCCGGAGAACTTATTTCCGGAAGTTATCAGGCCAGCGTTATCGGATCGTGAGGGAAAAGCCTTATTTATAGGCACACCAAGAGGACACAATGCCTTTTTCGAATTATACGAGGCTGCAACGGCAGCGGATGATTGGTATGCAGCGACCTACAAGGCGAGTGAGACAGGGATATTACCTAAATCCGAACTTGAGTCCGCGCGGATCGGCATGTCGGAAGATCAGTACAACCAGGAATATGAGTGCTCCTGGGTGGCGAATGTTCCGGGGTCTATTTTC